GATTATTACCGAGTGTTACAACAATCTTGTCAGATACTAAATCTGAAGAGAAGATAAAGAAATTAGCCGAGTGGCGTGAACGAGTCGGACAGGATGAAGCCACGAGGATCACGGACCAAAGTGGACAGCGTGGAACGATCATGCACAACTACCTTGAACACTATCTAAAAGGTCAAAATAAGCTAGATCTAAGCCCCGTAGGCGTCGTTGCAGGGGGTATGGCAACAAAAGTCATGGAAGATGGTATATTTGACAAGCTGACTGAAATATGGGGCTCTGAGGTCGTTGTATTCTATCCAGGACTATATGCAGGTCAGACTGACGTTGTCGGTATTTATGAAGGCGATCAGTCAATCGTTGACTTCAAGCAATCTAACAAACCAAAAAAGAGAGAGTGGATTGATGAGTACTTCATGCAATCAGCTGCCTATGCCATGGCACACAACCAAATTTATGGCACAAACATTAACAAAGGAGTGATATTGATGTGTACTCCTGACCTATATTTCCAAAGGTTTATTGTTGAAGGCGCTGAGTTTCAAGACTATGCAAGGCAGTGGTTAGCAAAAGTGGCAACATTTTATGCAAAGAGGCAAGAAAAAGGCATACAGAACAACAGGACTATAGATCTTTTACAGGGTAAATAGAAAAAATTTTTTATGTGCACCCAAAATATCTGCTACAATGCTACAATGTCAAAAAAGTATTGTATACCAACACAAATAACACTGTTTTTTGTAACAAACAGGTGCTACAATGGTGCTACAGCTGCTACAAACCCCGCCGCGCGTATGGGAAAAAGAGTATTGAAAAAAGTCGCCTAGTGAAAAAAGACTATGGATGGTATATGAGGTCATGAGAAGAAATAAGAAATCAAAATATAAATATGCAACTATTAATAAGAAGCGTTATTATTTTTACACTATTCGTTGGGTCGACATTTGCGGAGACTCCGGACACGCCACCAAAGAAGAGTTCGATAAATTTGAACCTGCTTATATGGTTAGTCATGCCTATGTGTATAAACGAACAAGTAAATATTTGTACACCTTTTCGAGCTATGATGAAAAAGAGGAAGTCTTCTCAGACAGAAACATCTTCCCAATCGGATGCATTGTTAAATTAGAAAAAATATTAGTGTGATTAAAATTTTAGATAACATCCTACCACAGGGAGTAAACAGAATTATACTGAATGAACTTATTCAATGGAGATCTTGGACTATAGCTAATGAAACTGCTGAAAGTCCTATAAGTCTTGTAGACAATAACAGGCCTAACACAGGCTTTAGTATCATTTCCTTTCACAAGAAGTACAACGTAAACATGAATACTATGTTAAATAATTATGCTGACATAGTGTATTTTACTTTGAAAGAAAAATATAAATGGGGAGCATTAGAGAAAGTTAATTGGAATTATTATGATAGTTCTGCCAAAACAAGTGAACATCAGGATGAGAGTAAAGACTTTGTATCTGCAGTTTATAGCCTACATACTTGTGATGGTGGTACAGAAGTAAAAGGTAAGTTTTATCCTAGTATTGAAGGTCAAGCTATTATATTTGACAGCGATGTTTTTCATAGAGGTATACCTCCTAAAGAGGATAACCACAGATTTAATTTAGCTTTGGTCATCAGACGATGAGTCTTCAGCTTCAATAACTTCAGCGTCAAATATTCTTCCATATCTTTTGAGTGATTTAACAACTTTTTTATCTAGTTCTTCCTCACTTAAATCAGATACATTTTTGTGTAGGTGCATACTTCTATCAATATATAAACCACCTGCTTTTCCACGTGCAACTTCTGCATTGGTAGCTGCCGTCCAGGCTTTGTTTTTTCTTGATTCATCTCGCAACTGACCTAACTCTTTTAGATGAGACTCATGTGTGATCTCATATTTCTTTTGCATTTCAGCTCTGAGCTTACCTATTTCTTGAGCAACCAGGGGAGACTTTTCCTCGTTTAATAATCTACTTGCTGTGGCATATGCTGCCTCTTGGTCCTTGGTATATCCTGCTTCAATAGCGCACTCTGTAGCTGTCATCCTACCTTCATTGAGAACGTAGAGTCTAGCAAACTTCAGTTGTTTTTCAGTTAATCTTTTTGGTACTCCTGCCATAGGTTGCATTATAATTCTTATTAGGTATATTGCAATACATGTTAAGTGGAAAGCTGTTAAGACAGGTACTAGACAAAATGCTAAAAAACTCTACCGTAGCTCAAGAGGCTAGGGTGCAAATCGTAGACCCAAAGGGTAAATTCTATGATGTTACACAGATCCGTCTAGCTGAAAATAAGCTGATTGGAGTCAGAGAATCACATAGAATTATACTAACAATAGCCGAAGAGAAGGGCTGGAGGATGGGTAAAGTTGTTAAGTTAAAAGACTAAATACTACTCACGACTTAACACGAATAGATGCGTAAGAACGAGACTAAATTTTGGCATGAAGTTAAGAATGCGGGATGGAATATTTCCTTTACTAGGATTGAAAATTCTGCAGCTCATGGCACGCCAGATGTGTTGTGTCAGAATAAAAAAGATGTCTTTTTTACCCTCGAATTAAAGTTAAGTTATGTTAAGAAAGTAAGATTCTCCCCACACCAAATTAGCTTTCATGTTAGGCATCCCAGGAATACATTTGTGCTGCTAAAGACCCTCGGTCCTTTAGCCATAAAACTTTATGAGGGGAAGGATATCCTTGAGCTTGTGGCCAAGGGCCACGAATCGCTTGAGCCTGTCGCTTGCGGACTTGAGGCCTGTGGCTTGTGGCTCGAGCGCCTCGGCTAGCGCTTGTGGGCGGGACCCACCCAGAACCAGGTTCAGGCTGCTACACATCCTGGACAAAGCCTGACTCATCGCGGATCGCTTTACCTTTAGCATAGAGACCCGCAATGGTATTCCTAGGGTCGATAAATCGGAGGTCGGAGTTATCGGCGTTGGTTACTCTGTAACCATGGAATTTTTTAGGAAGCTTCTTAGATCTAAAAACGGCTGAAATATTTCCGCCACGCTTGAGGACGTAAAGCGCTTGACGCTTGTTATCCTCATTCAATGAATAAGTAATATGATAATTTTTTGGAAGCTTACCGGCTGCCCATTTAAGAGCTCGTTTATAGATCTTAGTATAGTCATAAAATTGGACGCCAGGAAATTTTTCCATCAGGCCGAAGCGCTCCCAGTTTACGTCACTAGTCCCATTCAGTCGAACGGCGGGCCTGTAGCCTTGCCGCTTGCACCTCTCAGCAAATAAAAAAATTTCTTTCTCCAGCTGCTCCAGGAATGCTGCGCGGTCCTTCATAAAATAAACAGTCTTATTAATCCGGCCAGCTTGCACGCTGCGCATTTGGCCGCGACCCGCTGTGTTTAAACATGCTGCCTTGCATCCAGCTGACGCCATTGGGCACATATTAAAACCGGAGCTTGAAGCTGGCGCCAGGTATAATATAGCTGTCTTCCATCCGTAGCGCTGCCCCTTCACCGTCTTAGGGTTATTGTCAAAATTCAAAAGTCTTTTTGCTCTATAAACTTTCATGATGCATATATAGGAATTTATAGGACCATTGTCAATAATTATTTTTCCACAGCAAAGAGCCTGTGGGCGGGTCCCACCCAAAAAAAATAAAAAAAAAACAAAAAATACTTGCTTGACAATTAACCTATAATGTCCTATAACAAATCAAAAAGGAGGAAAGCATGAAAACAATGACTAAATACCAGCTTGACCACTTTAAAGAAAAGGTGAGAAGAAATTTCAACCCTTTGATTGAAGAGCAGGAATTGTTGGTGAAACAATATAGAGCTGAAGCAACTCAAAAGATTGTGAGTAAATTAGCAGCTAAAATGGGCGCTGATAAAATCTTAAATGAGTTTAGGAAGGCAGAAGCAGCTTTAGCACTAGCCCGAGACAAAGCTCGTACCTTCTTCAAAAAGAAGGCAGCTAAAGATAAGAAGGAAATTAATTCTTATCGTTTTGAAGTAGACGAGAAGTTATCGCTGTCTGATTGCGAAGAGCAGCTAAAGGACTGGGCGAGGGATTTGGTTGATCGTGAAATAAGAAGAAGACCCGAGGGCTTGAAGCTCAAGCAGCTTGAGGACTTGAAGACTAGAGCGATTGATATGGTTATGGAAAGCGGCTCATCAGAGCAGCTATTAAAGCAGCTTGATACTTGTACCAAGAAAATTGGTATTGGTTGGGTTGTGGATACTTCCAAAATACAACAAATAACAAAATAAATAAAAAGGGGCGCAGTGATCTAATGATGTTGCGCCCCTCTTTTTATACTATGAATAAAAGTATAGTATAATTATTGCACCGCCAAATCCAATTAACATTTCATAAAGTTCCATTATTCTTTTTGAAATATGTTAGCTGATACTTGAACAATATCAGAATTAGCAGTTGTGTATCTGTCTTTATCTCGATCCCAAAAAGTCATATATAATTTTCCTGTCTTTTTGTGAGTATCAATTTTTGATTTATCGTCCCATTGTCCACGTCTCGATATAGTTTGACCTTGCATATTTTCTTGACCATTTATCGTTTCAGGTGTCCACGTTGCAATAAACAAATCACCTTTTTTTAGTTCCATATTTTATTCCTCCTTTCTATTGACATCATAGGATATTCTGTTAAATTGTCAAGTATGAAAGGAGTACTTAAAATGGATATAGCAAAGGTACAATTCGTCGTTCTGAAAATAGAAGAACATAAATTGTCAGATCAACCATATAAAGTAAAAGTATGGGTTGAAGAAAGTTTTGACAATATATCAGATGCGAATAAATACAAGGACGCAAAGGACACTTTGTCAAGAGTAGTTCCGCAAGAATATGATTGGATTACTACACAATACAAAGTTCAACAAATTTTTTTCAAGTCCTTTGTCCAAGCTGATAAATCAGCTTAACTTGTAAAAAGCTCAATGTGTTGCAGAAATGCAACACATTGATGTTGCATAAATATCACGACCATTTTGGGTCGGAGGGAAGAGCATGTGGGCGGGACCCACCCTAAAAAAAAGAAAAAATAAAACCCAAAATGAACAGAGCTCTTTTTAATTGACATCAGTGTAGGTTATTGTAGGATATTCAAATCAAAGCAAATATAAACAAAGGAGGCAAATATGGGTTTTGATTTAATGAGTACAGGAAAACATAAAACTTCTAAAGGTGAATACTTTAGAAATAATGTTTGGTGGTGGAGACCATTAGCACAATACATTATAGAACATACTAATTGCGTCAATGAAGATGACGTAGAAAAATGGGGCTATAATGATGGACACGAAGTTAGCGAACAAGAAGCAAAGGCAATCGCTAATCAATTAAAACATCTCATAAAAACAGGGCATACAAGAAAACACTCTGAAGAGTATGAGAGAGAAAGAAAGAAAGCTGAAGAGTTTAACAACAAGATTGAGAAACAGTTAAAAACTCTTCAAAATAAAATAGGCAAGGACATAGCGCCTAATGATTATTCCAAAGAAGATAAAAAGAAATGGGATGATCTTTATGAAAAAAAACTATGGGGCGCTAACTATCCATTTTCCGTGAACAATGTTTTAGAGTTTGTTGAGTTCGCAGAAGATAGTGGAGGGTTTAAGATTTGTTAATGGAAAACAAAATACAAATGTTTATGCATTGCAAAAAATGTTTAGAGGAACGTGGCGAGGGTATGTCGCCACGTGAATATGCTTCGTTTGAATTTGGATACACTAGAAAAGGTTTTCAGTTATGGTGTACAAGGCACGAGGAAAACGTTTTAGCGATTGATTTGTTAGGGCAGAAAGTTGCGTATGATCGCTAGGATATTATAGGATATAAGTCAATACACTAGGTGACCATTTTGGGTCGCCTAGTGTTCATTTTGGGTTTTTTAGATAAGAGCATGTGGGCGGGACCCACCCGAAGAAAAAAAAGAAAAAATCGTTTGACATAAAAATACATTCCTATATTATCCTATTAACAAAGGAGAAAAAATGAAAGAATACAAAAACTTAAGAATAAAACAAACTGCACATTACAACGGCAAAAAATATCCGCTGCCGTTTTTAATTGCTAAAGAGACATTGACTACCGAGATGGAAAAAGTAAGCAATCCATTTTCCGGTGAGTCAGTTGAGCTGCCAGCATTCGCCGCTGCTGTTTACGATGTAATCATGGGATCAAATATGATTGCAGAAAAACATGACAGTAAATTTGGATGGGGTTCAGCGCCTGAGTGGCAAACGGTTCGTAAAGGGTTGGACTGGTTTCGAAGACATTTTGCTAAAGAGTACATGGTGCTTTTAGATTAAACGAGAACAACGGACAGGCGACCATTTTGGGTCGCCTTTTCCGAGAAAAGAGCATGTGGGCGGGACCCACCCATAGTAGAGGTCCCAATAGGAATTATTACTGGCATTGTAGCCTTATAAAATTATTGATTGAGGTTTGTGCGGTAGGGGTCCCACAGTCACCCTATATAGTTTGATTTGAATAGTTTTAGATGTTAAATAGATTACCATTTGAAAAACAATGCTAACATTAGAAAAAATTAATAAAATTAAAGATCCTATTAAACGTAGAAAGTTAAAAGAAGATCTAGTTAACGCAGACGAAGCAGCTGATAGAAAAGATGCTCAAGATAATTTTTTGTCATTTGTAAAACAAATGTGGCCTCAGTTTATAGAGGGGTCCCACCACGAACGTATCGCAGATAAGTTTAATAAATTAGCCACGGGTGAAATAACAAGATTAATTATTAACATGCCACCACGACATACTAAATCAGAATTTTCATCTTACTTTTTGCCAGCGTGGATGATAGGTAGGAACCCTGCTCTAAAAATTATTCAAGCAACTCACACAGCAGAACTTGCAATAAGTTTTGGACGTAAGACAAAAAATTTAATTGACTCTGCTGATTATCAACAAATTTTTAATACAAGATTACAAGAAGACTCTAAAGCTGCAGGTCGTTGGAACACATCCGAACAAGGTGAATATTTTGCCGTTGGTGTTAAAGGTGCTGTAACCGGAAGAGGTGCAGATCTATTAATTATTGACGATCCTCATTCAGAGCAAGATGGAGCAAGTAACAAGACCACAGCTTTTGATACAGCTTACGAATGGTATACATCAGGACCACGACAACGTTTGCAACCTGGTGGTCGTATTGTTGTTGTCATGACACGTTGGTCAACTAAAGATCTAACTGCAAGATTAGTAAATGCACAAGCAGATGAAAATGCAGACAAGTGGGAAGTTATAGAGTTCCCTGCAATTTTACCAAACGGAAAACCTGTGTGGCCCGAGTATTGGAAAATAGAAGACTTTGAAGCTGTAAAAGCTTCTGCAGGTGTAAATAAATTTAATGCACAGTATCAACAAAACCCAACTTCAGAAGAAGGTGCAATCATCAAAAGAGAATGGTGGAGAGATTGGGACAAAGATGATTTACCTCAAGTTTATCATTGCATACAATCTTATGACACCGCGTTTCTTAAAAAAGAAACTGCTGACTTTTCTGCAATTACAACATGGGGCGTGTTCAGAGAAAACGAAGACTCACAAGAATGTTTGATACTCCTCGATTCGTGGAAAGGTCGAGTTGAGTTTCCTGAGCTAAGACGAGTGGCCAAAGAACAATATGATTATTGGAAACCTGAAACAGTTATCGTGGAAGCTAAAGCATCAGGTTTGCCACTGACACATGAATTAAGGAACATGGACATACCTGTAGTTAATTTCACCCCAAGCAAAGGACAAGATAAACATGCAAGAATAAATGCTGTGGCACCTTTATTTGAGGCAGGTAAAATCTATGCGCCCTTAGATCGAGAGTATGCTGAGGAGATGATAGAGGAAGTAGCTGCTTTTCCATATGGAGAAAATGATGACTTAGTAGACTCTATGACTCAAGCTTTATTGAGATATAGGCAAGGGGGACTAATAACTCACCCCGAAGATGCAGTGGATTCTCCTTTACCTAGAGGAAAAAAGAGTTATTATTGGTAAATGAAAAATCCTACCCTTGTAAAGAATATGAAACATGTTAAATGGAAAGAGATACCCCCTCTGTCTGGCCCAGATCCTCGAGGCTTGATTAAGGAGACAAAACAAGGTAAACAAGAAAGATTGGAGAACATAAATGGCAGACATCGACAAATCACTTCCAAACGAAGTTAAAAAAACTATTGAGATCGAGGGACCTGAAAAAGAGGTCGAGATCACAGAAGAAATTCAAGAATCCATTCCAAGTCAAGGCGACACGGAAATTACACCTACAGATGACGGAGGTGTAGAAGTTAACTTTGAACCAGGAGCCTTTAGTCAACCACAGGGAGAAGGTCACTTTGATAATCTCGCTGAGTTACTACCGGAGGAAATTTTAGGTCCTCTTGGTTCAACGTTAAGTCAAAACTATCAAGATTACAAAACATCACGAAAAGAATGGGAGCACTCTTACATACAGGGTCTAGATCTTTTAGGATTTAAATACGAACAACGGACAGAACCGTTTCAAGGCGCAGCAGGCGCAACACATCCTGTACTCGCAGAAGCAGTCACGCAATTCCAAGCGTTGGCTTACAAAGAATTGTTACCGGCCGACGGACCAGTAAGAACACAAATCATTGGCGCACCGAATCCACAAAAAGAACAACAATCAAAAAGAGTAAAAGAATTTATGAACTATCAGCTTATGGATCAAATGAAAGAGTATGAACCTGAGTTTGATCAGATGTTATTTTATTTACCACTATCGGGATCTGCGTTTAAAAAAGTTTATTACGATGATTTATTACAAAGAGCCGTTTCTAAATTTGTACCGGCAGAAGATCTCGTGGTCCCTTATTCTGCAACCTCTCTCGAAGATGCAGAAGCAATTATTCACGTAATTAAAAAATCAGAAAACGATTTAAGAAAACAACAAGTATCAGGTTTCTACAGAGACGTAGATGTTGGTCGACCACAAGACAACGAAACTGCGTTAGAGAAAAAAGAAAGAGAACTCGAGGGGGTTAAGAAAACTATTAACGAAGATATTTTTACTTTATTAGAATGTCACGTAAATCTTGACCTTGAAGGATTTGAAGATAGAACAGCTGAAGGTGAGCCGACAGGTATCAAGCTTCCATACATTGTAACATTGGAAGAAGGAACACGGACAATCTTATCTATCAGAAGAAACTATGCAATTGATGATCCTCAAAAAGAAAAGATAACTTACTTTGTACATTTTAGATTTCTACCAGGACTTGGCTTTTATGGTTTTGGTTTAATACACATGATCGGCGGTTTATCTAGAACTGCAACATCTGCCCTAAGATCATTGTTAGATGCCGGTACACTCTCCAATCTACCGGCAGGATTTAAAATGCGTGGCATTAGAATGAGAGATGATGCCCAAGCGATTCAACCAGGCGAATTTAGAGACGTGGATGCACCAGGTGGTAACATCAAAGATGCTTTTATGGCTTTGCCATTTAAAGAACCATCGCAAACACTTCTACAACTAATGGGGGTCGTAGTATCAGCAGGTCAAAGATTTGCATCGATCGCTGATATGCAAGTAGGTGATGGGAACCAACAAGCGGCAGTGGGTACGACCGTAGCGCTGTTGGAAAGAGGAAGCAGAACAATGTCTGCAATACACAAAAGAATCTATGTAAGTTTGAAACAAGAGTTCAAACTTCTAGCTCGTGTATTTAAATTATACT